GAACTTGTTGTCGACTCACTATCAATAGTTAATCAAGAACAACAATCTATTGATGTGACGGCACTAACTAGTAATATCACCATATTCGAAGCAATAGATAAACCATTTCTATCAGGTCGTATGACTTTGATTGATGGTTTAGATATTTTAAAAAACTATAAGATAACAGGTCAAGAAACTTTAACAATCAAAATCAGACAGGCAGAAGGTCAAGGTGAATATTCTGCACCAGAGTTTTCTATAGATAAAGTTTTTAGAATCTATAGTGTCACCGATGTAAAAATACCACAACAAAATACACAATCATATGTTATACATTTTGTAGACCCTAAATTTTTTACATGTCATAAAACAACGGTAAGTCAAACTTTTCGTGGCACATACTCAGGAATGTTATTAAAAGTATTACAAGAATATGCAGGTTTCAAAAAATTACCTAAAACTGCATATGATAAATGGGATGAATCAGAACCAGAACATAATCAATTCATAATACCAAATTGGAACATAAACAAGTTCATAAAGTATGTTTGCGAAAATGCAGAGTTTAAAGGTAATAAAACATTTAAGAATAGTATGTTCTTTTATCAAACACTAGGTGGTGAATTTAGATTCGATAGTTTTCAGAGTATGACTTCAAGAGAGTTTCCTTTGACTTTTGATTCTATGCCAAGAAACAATGTAGACCAGACTGATAGAGATTTGAATGATGACGCTGGTTTAAATACACAAATTTTATCTTACGAGATACCACAAAGATTCAATACATTAAAAGGTTTAGTTAATGGTGCGTATTCATCAAAACTAAAAACATATGACCCTGTTAGAAAATTAGAAGAAGAGAATGTGTATTCTATATCAGAAGTTTTTAAAAGAGGTAATGATGAGGGTCATGTATCTAAGTTTCCAATTATAAGAACATCAGATTTAGAAACTACATATAAGGCAGATGATAGAGTTTCATCACAACAACCTCCTACTGTAAGTGAAGAGTTTGTAGATTTAGCACCAGACCAATCTTTTGATGCATTGACAATGTATAAAGTAAATATGACAAATTCGTTTTCAGATGAGGCAAAACTTGTAGATGCCACAGGCGACAAACAAATCACACAACAAAAAGGTCAAGAGTATAGAGACTCGGCTCATCTTGAAAGAAGAGCATTGTTATCTATCTTTGAACAAAGTTTAATTAGAGCAACTATACCATTTAGAAGTGACATATCAGTTGGCTCAGTTGTAAATCTTATTTTACCTACAGCAGAAGTTAAAACAGACAGCACGCCAGGAGATAAAATGCATGACGCTAGATATCTAATAGGAAAGATGACATATACAATTGCACCCATAGAGGGTCGTGGCACAATTACAATGCAGTGTATGAAAGAAAGTTATGGCGCAGATATCAAATCTTATAATCCTTTAGAGGGTGAAAATGTTGGGGCATTAGACTCATGATAGATTATTGTTATGGTATTGTAGAAGATAGAAACGACCCATTAAAGATTGGTCGTGTCAGAGTTCGTGTTCACGGATATCATTCTGATGACAAAGGTAAGATTGCAACACCAGATTTGCCTTGGTCTCATGTAATCATGCCTGTCACTACAGCAGGTCTAGGTGGCTTTGGTAATCAACATAATCTTGTAGAAGGAACAACTGTATTCGGATATTTTAGAGATGCTGACATGCAAGACTTTGTTGTTATGGGTGTGCAACAAGGTATAACACAAGCAGGTTATAAAGAAACTATTACAGATGAACTATTAATTAGAAGTGTAGATAAAGGTTTCAATGACCCTAGAAGAAAAACTCAGGCTGATTATGCAAACACTAATGATGGTTTGAATCCGCCTTCTGCTCCTGCAAGACCCAATGAACTTACTTCATCATTAGACACTGCACCTCAATTACTAAAAGATACAGGTATAAAATACGATGGTTCAGGTTCTAAGAGAGAAGAGTTTACAGAGGCCGACAAAACATTGCCATACTATCCTTTAGTGGTAGATGCAACAGATGTAAATGTATTTACAACTGGTGATGCAAAGTATGAATCTAGAGATATGAGTGAACAAATATCAAACGCAAAGTCAACTGCTACACCTTTATATCCTTACAACAAAGCTCACTATACTGAATCAGGTCATATAGTAGAATTAGATGACACTAGAGGCAATGAAAGAATATCAGTAGAACATAGAACAGGAACATTTTACGAAATAGATAAAGATGGTAATCAAATTCATAGAGTAGTCAATGATAACTATACAGTCATATGTAAAGACAACGAACTCTATGTTGGTGGTAAAGTCAACATCAAAGTATTAGGTGATGCAAAAGTTACCGTTGGTGGTAAAACAGATGTATCATCTACAAAAGATTTAACAGTCACAGCACCTAACATTAGACTATTTGGTAATACAATTAAACTCAATTCATAATGGCAGTCACAGTCAAACCTATACCAAGTTCGTTTCCTTGTCCGTCAGGAACAATATTCACTTTGCCTACTAAAGAAGATTTAGTAAATGGTATAAATGATATATCAAGAATACCTGGTGAACTTAGAGTCTTCTTAGTTGAGATTGGCGATGAGATAACACAAGATGCAAAGGATGAGATAGAAAAGACAATTGAAGAGATTGAAGACTTTATGGAAAGTCTTGGTGATTTGTTATCACCATATTGGGAAAAAGGAACTATTCGTAATTGGCAAAAAGAAGCGAATGATGCCATTACAGAACTACTTGCAGATTTTCATACTTACATACCTACAAAGATTGCAGAGATAATATCTAAAATTGTTCCTATAAATTTCAATATAAATCTATTTGGTTTGAGTATAGACATACTTAGAATCTTTGATAAAGCATATCAGAAAGAACTTAAAGACCAGATTGCCGGTATGACTCCTGATTTTAAAAACAAACTCAAAGAACTAGAAGAAGATTTAAAGAATGATAGAATAACCCAAGAAGATTATGATAAGATGATACAAGAACTTATGGAAGGTAAATCTAAAATCATAGATAAGTTCTTTAATCTAATACCAGAAAGTCTTAGAGGGTTCGATGGTGAGAAGTATGGTCTAAAGTGTGATGAATGGAAAGCAAAGATGACATTTCAATATATCAAAACACAAATAAAAGAATACTTAACAAACAGTTTACATGCAGTCTTCGGAAAACTCATAAAGATATTTGATAAGATATGGAAACTTTTAGGTTTACCAAATCTAGTGAGTCTGTTTACTAAACCAGACATAGGTGCAATCATTGATGGTCTAATAGAATCGGCAGTAGAGAAGAGAAAGAAGATAATGGAAGATTTACAGAAACCATTATTGTCTGATGAAGACAAAGAAAAACTACAAAAAGAACTTGATGAACTAGGTGCAGGTATTATAGATGACATTAAGAACTTTAGTATCTTTGGTTTTAGTATAAGTTCTATTATGGGCGAGATTGATAAAACAGTTATATCTTTAGAAGAAGAGGTAACAGAAATGAAACTTGCACTTGAAGACTTTGTTCAAAACTGGCAGAAGAAGTTATTATTTGAATGGGTAAATATAGTCAAGAAGTTTTTCGATAAGATTGGTCTAGGTAAGATTTTTGATTTCTTAACTTTAACATTTTGTGATGTTTTAAAGATTTTAGGGTTTCCGTTTTCGATAAATGTAAAAACTCCAAATATTGAAGGAGTGACAACAACAGCGGCTGCCTAGTTGTTATAAATAGTTAAATGGCTAGAGATTATACAACTGCAAATTCTAAAAACACTGCAAGAGAAATTGAATATTCAGATATAGATATATTCTTTCAAGCTCACCCGATATCAGGTGATATAACAGTTAAGAAAGATTCAGATGCAGTCAAAAGGGCCGTGAGAAATATTCTACTCACTAACGATTACGAGAGACCTTTCAAACCAAACTTTGGTGCAAATTTAAGGGCACAACTATTTGAACTAAAGGGTGTTGGTGCAAAGAAGAGAATAAAAGAAGATATCATTGATGCTTTAACTTCTCTTGAACCTAGAATAACAGGTATAGATATTTCAATCTTAGAGAATGATACAAACACAGTAGATGTAAGAATATCTTACATAATTAGAAACGGTCTTGTAAGAGATGGTGTCGATTTCACAGTAAGTAGGGTACGATAATGGCAGTAAAAAGTTCACAAATAAACGCAACAGATTTAGATTTCGATAAGATTTCTGATAACATAAAAACATATCTAAAAGGTCAAGAAAAATTTAAAGATTATAACTTTGAAGGTTCTAATATAAATGTTTTAATTGACATGATGGCATATGCAACTCACATAAGTGGTGTCAATACAAACATTGCGGCTTCTGAGTTGTTCTTAGACTCAGCACAAATAAGAAAGAATGTAGTATCTCGTGCAAAAGATTTAGGGTTTGTGCCTGCATCAGAGAAGGCATCTGGTGCTCAACTAGAAGTTAAGATGTCTAACATAAGGAACTCAGATGGCACTATACCTACTGCAAACGATATGACACTGAATAGAGGTCATAACTTTCAAACTGTATACGATGCAGTGACATATAACTTTGTAAATACTACATCAGTTGTTCCTACAAGAGATGGTTTAAACTTTTCTTATCCTACAGTTGATATAGTTCAAGGGCAATACATAACAGATTCTTTTGTATTTGATAGTCAAATTAAAAATGCAAAATTTGTTTTGACAAACTCTAGAGTTGACAGGTCAAAACTAGAAGTATCAGTAAACTCAAATGGTGTTGTATCTAAGTATACATTATCTACAGAAGTATCAACAATCACAAGTTCATCTCGTGTATTCTATGCACAAGAAAACGAAGAAGGATTCTTAGAGATATACTTTGGTGATGATGTATTAGGTAAAGGTTTAGTAGATGGAGACTTAATCAGTGCAACATATATCACTGTAGATGACATACACGCTGATGGCGCAAAATTATTTACTATGACAGATGCAATCAATGGTTTTACAAATGCAACCATTACAACACTATCTGAGGCATCAGGTGGTGCAGAAAAAGAAGACATAGAATCAATCAAGTTTAAGGCAACTAAATTCTATACATCGCAAAACAGACTAGTCACATTGAATGACTATAAGGCAAAAGTAAGTGAATACTATCCTAACGCCGATGCAGTTGCAGTATGGGGTGGTGAAGACAATGACCCACCTGAATTTGGTAAAGTATTTGTATCATTAAAACCACAAAACTCAGATTACTTATCAGAGATAGAAAAGAAACAAGTTCAAGATAAACTAAATCAACTTAATATGTTGACTGTAAGACCTGTAATCGTAGATGCAGAGATAGTAAAAATTTTACTTACAACAGTATTTAAGTATAACGCAAATGATACCACATTGTCAAAAGGAGAATTAGAAACAATCGTGAGAAATTCAATAGTAAACTTTGACAATACAAATTTAAACAACTTCGATAGTATATTCAGACATTCT